GGGGCGATACTTAGCGCCGCCGATTTGGATGGGGTTAGATATCTTCTGCTTGCGGAGCAGATGCGCGTGGTGAGTATCCACGCCACAACTTTCACCGCCATCAATGAACTGGTTGATGAGTGGGAACGGGTGATGGGGAAGTTGCCGGAGCCTTATCGGTGAATTCTTATCTCCGAAATAGGGCTGGGGTATCGTTCCGGTGAGGCTGTTAATCCTCTACCACGCAGGCTTTACATATACGCCAGCGATCTTTCATTATCTTGACGCATTTCGCCAGCACTCGCTGCACAAGGTCGAGTTCTTCAACGTCGATCAGCACTATCGGGAGCCTTTGGATTTTTCTAATTACGATTGTGTATTTATCAATTTCTGTGTTGCTTCGGTAGCGCGCGTTCCGGAGCCGCCACGTTTTCTGCGTAAGCTGGTTCTGGCGCTATGGAATTACAGCGGCCTAAAGATCGCGGCGGTTCAGGACGAGTACGATTTTACGAACAGGGTGAAGCGGTTTTTTCGCGATATCCAGGCCGATGCGATCCTGACTAACGTGCCGCTCGACAGGGTGCGACAAGTTTATCCGGAGCCGGAATTTTCTGGAGTGCATTTCGAGACGGTCGCGACGGCTTACCTGTCCGAGGACTTGTTTCAAACTCAGGCTCTGCCGCTTGCTAAGCGTGATATTCCGTTGGGCTATCGGGGGCGCGAACTGCCTTATCGGCTTGGTGATCTGGCTTGGCATAAGTCCGAGGTCGGCCGCCGGCTCAAGGTGGCATGCCTAGATCGCGGTATCGAATGCGATATCGAGGTCGATGAGAAATCTCGTTTCCACGGCGATGATTGGCTGAACTTTGTTCGTCGCTGTCGGGTGATGCTTGGGACTCAAAGCGGCGCGAATGTGTTCGACTATGATGGATCTCTGCACGAGCGCATTAAGGCGCGCTATTTGAGCAGCCCTGGACTGAGATACGAGGATGTGCGCGATGAGGTACTTGCGCATGATGTTGGTTTCGATATGGGTCAAGTCTCGGCAAGGATTTTCGAGGCTGCTGCGTCGCGAACCGCGCTTGCCCTCGTGAGGGGTTTTTATTCTGGCGTGGTTGAGCCTGACGAGCATTACGTGCCGATCGAGCCTGACTATTCAAACATCGATCAAGTGCTGGACCGCGTTCAGGACGTGAACGCTATGCAAGAAATGGCTGACCGAGCCTACGCTTATGTCGTAGGTAATTTGGAAAATCGGTACAGCAGCCTTGTCGAGCGGGTAGACCGGATTGTCTACAATGCCAGCGGCGCTGGTCATGCCCAGTCTGTTGGCGGACTTACGGTGACACGATGCCCGCTCGGCACTGATCCATATCTGAATGAGCGGCTGCGTGAGGCGCGCCAGGACGCGAGGGATTATGCTCAAAACTATCGAGACCTGGTATCGGAAATAGGAGAACGGCGCGCCGAAGTTGTTCCCTATCACGATGGTACATTTCGCATCTTAAAGAATGGCGGCACGCACACGCCGCCATCTCATTAAAGGAAAATCTTTTTATGCAAACCACTGATGCCCCAAAGGTTGATAGCCCAGAAGCGAAAGCCGATCGTGAGGCTGCGGAACGCGCAAAACTTAATTCTGAGGCTGAGCGCTGCATGAGCGAAAGCAAACCGACGCCCAGCCAGGCTGAGGTTGACGCGATTAAGCTGGGCCAGATGGATCACGACGACAAGGAAGACCCGGAGAATCCGGAAATGCCGACGCTGCACGAACAGCGCGCTCGTATCGAGAAGGCCGGCCGTTCGGTGCCGTACCAGACGCGAGATGCGGTGGCGCGGCGTGAGGCAGACGACGATCAGCGCCGCGCGGTGCCGCGTCAGGACGTTCCGCCGAAGCCTGCGGATAAGGCATAAATGCGCTGCGTTCTGACGGCGAATGATAAGCGGCGATGCGATAACTGATGCCGCTTCCTGCTCTGTTATCGCGGGCGGGCGCCGCATTGGCCCGCCCCTTCCGTGCGGCTGAAAAGTCCGGTTTGACTACGGGTTATGTCTTGCCGCTTGGTGGCGGTTGGATACCGAGTAGTTGGGCCGCGAACTGGTGGCAGCAGGGGCATAACCCACTACAATCGAGCGGTTCTGCGATTGTTTACGCTTGCATCGCCGCCTATGCGCAGACGATTGCTATGTGTCCGCCGGCTCATTGGATCGCTACTGGTGACGGCGGGCGAAAGAGGGCTACGACATCGGCATTGTCTCGGGTCTTGCGCCGGCCAAACAGCTACCAGTCGCCTTCTGATTTTTTTCTGTATCTGACTCAATCACTGTACGGCGACAAGGGCGCGGCCTACGGGTTGGCGCTCCGCAACGCGCGGTTTGAGATCAGTGAAATACACCTGATGGACCCGCGCATGTGCTGGCCACGAGTGGCGAGTACGGGTGATGTATTTTATCACCTGGGCGGGAATGAGATTGTCGAGCGTCTTTTCGCCAGTAACCCGGCCGCGCTCGAAGCGGTGCCGGCACGAGATGTACTGCACGTTCGACTGCCAAATAGCCGGTGTCTGCTAGAAGGCGTGTCGCCGTTTCAGGCGGCGATGCTGGAGGATGCCGCGTCGAATGCGATGGTGGCGCAGGCGCTGGCCTTCGCATCCAATCAGGGGCGCCCGTCTGGTGTCCTTCAGACTGACATGACGCTGACGACGGACGCTGTTAAGGCGTTGCGGCAGAGTTGGAATGAGCAGACGCAGGGTGTCAATCAGGGCGGGACACCCATCCTGTCGAGCGGTCTCAAATGGACAGCGGCTGTCACCAGTTCGCGCGACGCACAGCTTGCCGAGTTCCTGCAAATTACCGATCAGCGCATCGCCACTGCTTATCGGGTGCCACTAGCGATTCTGAGTCTGATGAGTGGGCAGGCGCCGCAAGCATCCACTGAAAGTCTGATGCAGTTTTGGGTAGCAACTGGCTTGGGGTTTGCCGCGAACCACATCGAAGACGCTTTCGGCCGGTTATTCGGGCTTGGCGGCTATCCGGACGATTACCTTGAACTCGATCTGGAAGCGCTCCTGCGAGCGAACTTCAAGGACCGCATCGAGGGTTTGGCGAGGGGCGTGCAGGGCGGGATTTACGCCCCCAATGAGGCGCGCGCACGCGAGGATTTGTCGAGAGTGGAGTTCGGTGACGAACCCCGTGTGCAGGCCCAGGTCGTGCCTCTGAGTGCGGCGCAAGGCATCCCTTCCGCCCCGGCGTCGCCAACGCCTCCAGTTCCACCGTCACCAGCGCGGGATGTGCCGCCAGGAGATCAGCCGAATGCGGACGGCCAGCGCGACTGGGCAAGCCTCATCCTCGATGCCGCCGACAGATTTGAGCAGCGCGACGCTGCCTAGCGGTCTAGCCGATGCGCTTGGTCAGGTATTGGCGAGGGCGCGGCAGGACTGGCGGCGAGATCACGAGCTAGCTCTGGCTCAGCGTGACGCACTGATTGCGCAGTTGCGGGCCGATGTGGTCGAGCACGAACGCCGCCTGGATAAGTTAATAGCGGAGCGGCTGAGCGAGCTACGCGACGGCCGGGACGGGGAAATTGGCCCGCAAGGCGAGCGCGGCGCTGATGGACGGAATGGCGATCCAGGCGCGCCCGGGGAGAAAGGCGCCACCGGAGATATAGGCCCAATGGGGCCGCCTGGGCCGCAAGGAGAGCGTGGCTTACCCGGGGAAGCCATCATAGGCCCTCCGGGGGAACGGGGCGATCCTGGGGCTCCTGGTGAGACTGGGCCGGAAGGCCCGCCGGTCGATAGGGCGCTGCTCGAAGAATTGGTCGTCAAGACTGTCGCAGAAATTGGGCCGCCTGGCCCGGTTGGTGAAAAGGGCGACCCCGGAGCGGCTGGCCCCGCTGGGCCGGCCGGCCCGCAGGGCGAGCGCGGTGAAAAGGGCGATCCGGGCGAGAGTATTCGGGGCGAGAAGGGTGAGCCTGGAGATGTCGGCCCCATTGGGGCGATTGGGCCTGAAGGCCCGCGTGGCGAGAAGGGCGACCCCGGCGAAAGCATTGTAGGGCCGCAAGGCGAGAAGGGCGACCCCGGCTCTCCCGGTGAGAGCATCGTAGGTCCGCAGGGCGAGCGCGGCGAAAAGGGCGATCCCGGCGAAAGCATTCGCGGTGAAAAGGGCGACCCAGGCGAGCGTGGTCCAGAAGGACCGGCTGGTAAGTTGACACTTATTAAGCAATGGCATCGCGGCGTGCATTACGAAGCCGATGTCGTTTCACATGACGGTTCGACTTATCAGGCGCAGCGCGACACGGCAGAAGAGCCGCCGCATGAGGATTGGATTGTTTTGGCCGCGCGAGGCATGCCTGGAGAGACCCCATACGTCGGCGAGATTATGGGCCTTTATAAACCTGACAAGAAATATCGAAAGTTTGATCTAGTTCAATTCGAGGGCGCCGAATGGCGCGCACGAAAAGATGCGCCAGGCGCATTGCCTGGGGACGATTGGGCATTGTGCTCACGTCAGGGGCGCGCGGGTCAGCCTGGTAAACAAGGCGATCGCGGCGAAAGGGGGCCGCCTGGTTTAGCCGCGCCCACTATTACTGAGTGGGAAAGGCGCGGTTATGAGGCGATTCCAATTATGAGCGACGGGTCATTGGGGCCAGCACTTGATATGCGCGAGTTCTTCGAGCTTTACGACGATGAGGCGGTAAGACGATGAATATGCTCGGACGTTTTGCTGCCGGCGCGCTCGCTCTGTCGGCGGTGCTGCCGGCGACGGCTAGGGCTGAAAACCGCGACCTTAGCCTTATGGACTACTTTTTTGTCCCCGCTTATGGCGCGGACTTCATGAGCTTTGTTCCTGGTCGCGCGGACGCCACGTTTCCTTTGGGCGCGACAGACTATTTTCCGCTAATCCCCAACGGCGGATCAACTAAGAAAGTCGCCGGGAACCTGATGGCAACCAGGTCCGGCGCCGAGACACTTACTAATAAAACATTAACAAATCCAACGATAAACGCCGCAACGCTTACCGGCACAATC